CCAGCAGTTGTAGATGGCGCTTCTAATTCAGTTACAAGTACATTTGATCCTAACATTTTCATTATAGTCTTCCTCTTATATTCAAGTTTGTTTTAATAGTCATGACCGATTTAATCATGACTATATCATAGTATATTAACTATTTTGTGCAAGACGCTCAAACATTGCCATAGGATCTTCATCTTCATCAACGGTACTAGATGATGAAGGAGTTGCTACAACACTTTCTGTATTAAATACAGGAGACATCGCATCTTGTGGAGTCTTACGTTCATTATAAGATTCCTTTGGAGCTTCAATCTCTAACTGTAATACGCGTGACATCTTAGTTTGCAATTCAGTATATGTTTTAAACTTATCTTCTGAAACAATATCAGAAAGTTTAAACTGCGAATTATAAATTTCTTCCAACTTATCTTCTGCACCTGCAGGAGTAGGACTTGCAAACTCAGACTTATCATAGTTACGGTATCCATCTGCATCACGAATCTTCAACTTAAATGTGGCACCTTCCCACAAGTCAAATGGATTAACCGGCGCTTCATCTGGAAAGGCTGGATTCATTACATCCTGAATCTTATCAAAGATCTTTTTGCCATACTTAAATTTAAATACCTTACCATTATTATCTGAATTAGCAGGATCGTTAACTACTAAGATGTTTGACCAATATGCCAATCGACGTTTTTGTAGACGCGCGGTAGTCTTATCTGACTCAACACCAGAATTCCACAACTTAGAATTATAATCAGATACAGGATCTTCTTTTCCAATTGTAGTTAGTGAGTTTTCAATATACCACTGACCACCAGGACCTTTAAATCCATGAGTAAAGATTTTTACCCACGGCAGCTCATCACCTTCTGCGCCTGGGAGGAAACGAATTTCAGCAAAACCGTTATTAGCTTTATCAACTGTAGCTTTCCATTCTTCATGGGACGTATCTTCAAATGAACCTTTCTTTTCGGAATCAAATGCACTGTTGATTTTTGACAGTGATGTTTTACGACTATTCTTTAGATTTGCAAATGCGGACATATTTTAGTACCTTATTTTAGTTTAGTTTATTCACTTAATTCATTATGTGATTAGTTTGTTTTCATTTTATTCAAACCGAGAATGACTCGGTAATAATATTAGCTATAGTTTTTCTATCATATTGAATGAAGTTGGCATACTTCTTAATCGTCAAACATTTAGATCCACATATAAGTGATGTGATATCATTGTTCAATATCTTAGATAGTACCTTAACCTCATTCTCAAATATAGCCAGAGTTTCCATTGATATTTCGCCACGTATCATTAGCTTGTATATCAACGGTAGATCAGAGCTGTTATATATACACGTCTCTAATGATTGGCTGTTATTTGCTATAACTTCACAATCATTTTTGAATACATACATAAGAGACTGAACATTCTTCTTAAGCTGATTTAAACAATCCTCAGCTATGTTACATACATCGCCTGCCCATCTAACATCACCATAAGTAAAGCTAGCGACACACGCCATAATCAATTGATTCTTATATTGATACTTGTTAGCCAACTTACCGAATTGGTATTTATCCTTCCTCTTAAGGAAGGATGCTTCATTAACACGTACCATATAATTATATTTTTGTGCATCATAATTATCTTTAGTGAAATGTAATTTCAATGCAGAGAATACTTGATACGCATCAATCGCTCTAAGTCTTTCAGCCATTTAGATTAACCTTAACATAATCTATAATTAAATCATTAGCTTTAACTTCACTGACATAAGCAGTTATCATTGTTTCATACGTTTTGCGTGACCAATGATTTAATGGAATACCATAACTATTTTTAGGAACTTCATATGTAGAACCACTAAATCCTTTAATGTAATACTTATCATTTCCGATGTAATTTATGATTTGAGTAACACCCGAATTGAGTCGCCAATGATCTTTATCAGCACAGAATACTTTTTGGAATTCACCAATTTGTAATACTTGCCATACATCAGCTATCATATTTGTTCCTTAATATGTATGTATTATAACATATAATCAACACAATATACTCATTAACTTTATCTATAAAAGATATATTTAGAATCCCGGCAACCTGGCAGTCTGCTTAAAGTATTTAAGTTCAGTAAATTCATACTCTAGTTTATCTTTAATTGATTGTGATACTAAAGATTTAACCGCATCAATTTCAATATCGTTCTTAGTACAAAATTCAACGATAGCCTCAACGTATGTTGTATTACGTTCACTGACCATTTGCTCAATTTGATTTGTGAATCCCTTAGGGGAAATTAGATTTGGTGATATCTCTATATTGCTATTAGTCGATCCGCCTGTTATACTCATTTAAAGATCCTTAGTATGACTACATGTTCATTTACTCGTCCATTGATATCCTGTGGCTTTGTCTGTAGCGCACTAAGCGCTTTATACGACACTGTTATAGACTTCTTAAGTAGGTCCTTGATATCATCCTTAGGCTTACGTGAGCTCTTACGGATAGATGTAGCTTCATCAATACCAGTAATAGTTGATCCCTTTATAGATAAGCCGGCAGGACCTGAAGCTTGTAATAGAGTAAATACCTTATACTTGGTATTAAACAACATCACGCCAAACGCGCCAATCACATTATCAGGAGACGCTGAGACGATGTTAAATTCATTGTCTTTTGTCTTATACTTAAATGACTTAACAAGCGACTGCACGTTAACCGCTTTCTTTCTAACAACACGCACCTTTGTAGCCTTAGTACTTGCAGAGAACGTCTCAATGTCACTTATAGCTTCCTTAAAGAACATAATGCGCTTATTCAATTCGCGTGATTTAATGTGAGAATAAGCCTCAACCATCTGTTCGTCAGTGGATTCGTATTCAGATAGAATTCCATTGATATAGTCTGTGATATATTTAAATGATGCAGACTTGATGTCATTTGCTTTAATCATTTCAACTATATTGATATTAGAAAAACCAGCGGTTTCCCATCCATCAAAGAGTTCTTCTAATTCGCCAATGACTAACTTATTAACCTTTTCACGAATAAATAACTGTGGATTTGGCTTATACGTACCCTTAGGTTTTTCAATAGCTTCAACTACTTTTGCCTTTGATATCATGCTAGCAATAACTTCTGATACATAAGTACGTTCATCAATACTTGATACAAATCCATGCTTTTCCATACGAACAAAAGCTACTAGCGCATTAGGAATAAACATCGGATTTACGCTTTTGATTTTAGCCATGTCATCTGTTGAGAATTTAGCAGATTTCATGTGATCAATTACATAGGCAGTCTTTTCTTTATTACTGATATGATAGTTGTACCAATTCAAAGAACGAATGACTTCAAGCTTTCGAGCAGTTTCATTTTTAAACTTAACACCATCAAAACTAGGCTCAGATCCAGTATATTTCTCGTCGACTGATTTTGCTGTAGCACGAGGCTTTTTAACACGGATCTTAATGCCTGAAATTCCAGTCGTTGTCTTTTCTTTAGCCATACCAAATAACCTATTTTTTTCAAATTAGAGTGCCATTATAACACAATTTAAGACTGCTGTATACAACTATTTTGTAACGATTTGTAACGATTTGTAACGTCTATTTACAATCTATTTACAAATGGCACTTATGCTTATCGTCTCGCATGTGAAAGATAACCATAGGTGCCTCCATTACAATCAACAAACTCGTCAGTGGTAGCCATGGTGCTTCCTCTAATAATATAATTCTCAGATACCGAATGACTGCTGCTCTGGATCTACAGGTCGACAGTAGTCGTAAATGCCTCCGTTTTCATCGACAAACTCTCCATACTGTGTAGTACTGGCGTATCGTGATATGCATCCTGTAGTAAACTTGAAATTGTTGCTGAACTCATATATCTTGCCAACTTCAGGAGGATTCTTGAACAGTGGTGCTACAATGCCTTCCTGATCATATTGGATCTTAGTCAGCAAAGCTATGACGTATTCTTCTAACATATCGAGCTGTCTGCTTTGTAGGTCAAAATCGGCAACAGATGTCCAGCCCAACATATTTTCACGTTGAATGGTAGCTCGTT